TCGGTGATCCACCTCGTGGACTCGGGCATCCCGATCACCGAGAAGGGCGGAAACCGGGGCAAGCATTCGAGGGCCGAGCCCGTCGCCGCGCTGTACGAGCAGGGCCGGGTTTCGCACTGCGATATCTTCGGAGACCTGGAAAGTCAGATGATCAGCTACAAGCTCGGCGACCCGAAGAGCCCGGACCGAATGGACGCGATGGTGTTCGCCCTCGCCGACCTGATGCTGGGCGACGAGGGGGCGTGGCTGGTCTGACGGGCAGGGTGTAGCCAGGACGGCAACGGCGCCGAGAGGTTCGGCTGCATGGGAATGGCAGCCGCCTGGCGCGCGCTGTGGCAGCGCAAGCCGAAGACAGACGAGCAGGAGAAGGGCGTCGAGCAGTTCTCGTCGTCGCTCTCGAGAATGCTTGTCGCCCGCGGCGAGTCGCCCCGCCGAGGTACTCGCGAGCTTCTCGCCGCATTCGCCGAGAGCCCATGGATCCGTGGTGTGGTCGGGCGCATCGCGTGGGAGGTTGCGAGCGCCGCTCGGTGGGAGCTCTGGGACGGGCCGGAGGAGGACGAGGATCGAAGGAAGCTCCCGGCTGCGCATCCGCTCCTGAAGTTTCTCCGCAGGCCGAGCACTCGCCTCACCTCGCGGCTGCTATGGGCGCAGGTCCAGGCGCATATCGAGCTGTGCGGAGAGGGGTTCCTGATGATCGATCGGAACCTCGCAGGAGTGCCCGTCGAATTGAGCCCGGCGTCACCCGCGTGGATCACGATGACGGCGTCGGATCTGATTCCGTACTTCGCGATCACGCACGAGACGTATCACCGAGACGTCCCGAGGGAGGACATGCTGTGGCCGCGGGACATCAATCCTGCTTTCCCGTACGGCCGCGGGAGCGGTATTGCTCACGCGCTCGCAGATGAATTGGACACCGACGAGTCAGCGGCCCGGATGACCAAAGCGTTCTTTCAGAATGGATCCGTCCCGGACATCATGATCGCCGCAATCGGAGCCGACGAGAAGGCGCTGATTGCGATGGAAGAGAAGTGGCGCTCCAAGTATTCGGGTCCTGCCAAGGCGCACCAGGCTCATTTTACCGGGCGAGATCTCAAGGTCCAGCGCCTCGACACGTCGTTCAAGGACCAGGACCTGGTGAAGCTGCGAGAGCACGAGCGCGACATGATCGTTCAGGTGTGGGGTGTTCCGCCTGAGATCTTCGGGATACTCCAGAACAGCAACCGGGCGACGATTGAAGCGGCCTATTACCTGTTCGCGAAGTCGCTGATCGTCCCTCGGCTGACGCTACTTCGGGACGAGATGCAGATGCGGCTCGTTCCGGAGTTTGAGCGCGCATTTCCCGAGTACGGAGACGAGTTGCACCTTGGATTCGCGAGCCCGATTCCTGACGACAGGGACTTCTTTATTCGCTCCGTCGGCACAGCTCCGAACGCATTCAGGGCCAGCGAGGTGCGACGCAAGAACGACTTGCAGCCCGACGCGGACATCGACGCGACGATCCTCGGCGCAGGAGGGACGGTCACCCCGAGCCAACTTCCGGGTGCTGGAGCTCCGGAGCAAGAGCCCGGGTCCCCGACCGCGCAGCCGGCCGAGGTCGCGGGGCCGGCGGACGGTGAAGCACCGAAGCCCGATGCAGCACCGAAGTCAGAGGAGGTCGACATCCCGATCGCGGAAGACGGCATGCCTGCGGACATTCAGTCGATGGCTCTGAACGGGGCGCAGATCGAGAGCATGCTGTCGATTCTTGCAGGCGTGAGCGACGGGAGTCTCCCGGCCGCGTCCGCCATTCAGGCGCTGCTCGTGGCCTTCCCTGTGAACATCGATCTCTCTAGAGCGCACGCACTGGTAGACCCGATCTCCCCAGTGCCGTCGGCTCCAGCGCAGCCAATTGACGACGCGGCAACGCCGCCCGCGGGGTGACCACCATGACGCGACGAATCGTGACCATTGAGGAATTCAAAAGGGCTCCGGACTGCGACGTGATGCTGCGCAAGGCGTTCGCCGCGGAGGTTATCAAGTCCGAGGACGGGACGGTTGAATTCGTCATCAGCACCGCGACCCCGGACCGATCGAACGACGTGCTCGCGGTCGAGGGCTGGGACCTCGCCGCGTACACGAAGAATCCGGTGATGCTCTGGGCCCACGATTCCTACTCGCCCCCGGTCGGTCGCGCCGTCGCGATCGGAGCCGCGGCCGGAGCGCTGAGGGCCAAGGCGGAATTCACTCCGGCTGACCTGTACCCGTTCGGAGCGATGGTGGGCCGAATGGTTCGCGAGGGGTTCCTCAACGCGACCAGCGTCGGGTTTCGGCCGCTGAAATACGGGTACAACACAGAGCGTGGCGACTACGCGATGGACTTCGAGAAGCAAGAGCTCCTCGAGTTCAGCGTGGTCCCGGTGCCCGCGAATCCCGAGGCGCTCGTGTCGGCGAAGGCGGCCGGCATCGACCTCGCGCCGATGGTCAAGTGGGCAGAGAACATTCTCGACCGAGGCCTCGATTCGGGACTGTGGTTTCCGCGCAAGGACATCGAGCGTGCGTGGCTTGCGGCCCGCGGCTCGAAGTCCGTGCAGGTATCGGCCGTCGTGGGGACCCCTGCATCGAAGGCGGACGACTCCCAGGCACCTCAGGCGCTGGATGCGACGCGGCTCAATGCCGCGTGCGACCGCCTCGAGAAACTTTGCGTGCGCTTCGAGGCGATGGCCGCCGAAGAGGAGCCCGAGGAAGAGCCCGCCGGCGAGGTCGACCCGGCCGCGCCCGGGGGAGCGAAGACCTTCCGCCTCCAAATCCCCGTCGATGCAATCGACCCCGCGCAGCTCGCCGCGGCGGTCGCCAAGACATTGCGCGAGCAAGGACTCGAGGGGCTGCTCGCCCCATAGCCGCCCCGCGCGAGCGGGCAGAAGGAGAAGTGCATGGAGACCGAGAAGAGCCAGTTCGACGCCGCTTTGGTGGCGGCCGTTGCGTCAGCTGTTGTGGCGCAGCTCAAGGCGGACAGGACCCCCGCTCCGGCGCGCTCGTCCGAAGGAATCGACTCTCCCCCGACTCCGTCCCCGGGGCTCGAGGCGGTCGAGGCGCAGCGCGAGGATGGACCGGGCTGGAAGATCGCTCGCCTCGCTCGGTGCGCGATGATCGGCCACCTCGAGAAGGCGTCGACGTTCCAGGCTGCCCAGGCGCTCGCGAAGTCTGACCGCCGATACGGCGAGGTCGTCAAGGCGATCCAGGACTACGAGGCTCGGAGAAAGGCGATCTCCGCTGGGGACCTGACCTCCGGTGGAGCCCTGATCGCGACTCCGCTGTACCAGGATTACATCGATCTGCTTCGCCCCCAGGTGATCGTGCGAAGAATGGGCGCGACCGTGATTCCGGTTCCGTCAGGCTCGATGGACATGGGGCGCATGGACGCCGGCGCGACGGCCCAGTATGTCGGCGAGAACTCGGGTCCCAACGCGAGCGAGCCCCAGTTCGGGCAGCTGCGCTTCGACTCGAAGAAGCTGAGCTGCATCATCCCGATCTCGAACGACTTCCTGCGGCGTTCTCCGGCCGGCGCCGAAGCGATGATCCGAAAGGAGATGCTCGCGCGCATGGGCGTTCGCGAGGACCTCGCGTTCATCCGAGGCGACGGAGCGCAGAACACGCCTCGCGGAATCAAGAGCTTCATCGCCTCCGGCAACACGTTCACCTCGGCCGTCACGGATGCGACCACGAACCTCACGGCCACGAACGTCGGTAGCGACCTCGGCCGCGCTCGCCGACTGCTCAAGAACGCGAACACCCCGATGCTCAAGGTCGGGTGGATGATCTCGCCACGCACCGAGGAGGCTATTCGAAACATTCGTGATGCCGTCGGCGGGTGGCTGTACAAGCAGGAGATGGATCAGAAGGGGACGATTGACGGGATCCCCTACGCCACGAGCACGCAGATCCCGGACAATCTCGGGTCTGGAGACGAGAGCGAAATCTATCTCGCTGACTTCTCCGAGTTCCTGATCGGCGACACGATGGCGATCCTGATGGCCGTGTCTGACGGAGCGGCCTACAAGAATTCGTCCGGAGTGGTGACTGCCGCATTCACCGAGGACCAGACAGTGATCAAGGTCCTCAGCGAGCACGACACCATGCTTCAGCACTCGACCAGCGCCGTCCTGATCAATGCCTGCCACTACGGGGCCACGTAATCGATAGGTGTCGGGGCGCCGGGCGCATCACGTGCGGCGCCCCGACACTGTCCACCAGGAATCCGAATCGACCAAGGAGAACGCACGATGATTTCCAATAGCCTTTCGAAGTACGTCAAGGCCGGAGGTTACGAGACGCATTACCTCGTCGCCGGCGCTGGAACCGACAACGTCGCGAAGGACACCGGGACGATCGACCGCCTCGGGTTCCTCTCGGCGCTCCTGCTGGTGATCTGGCGCGCGATCGCGGTCACCGACACGGCGACCCTGTCGTTCACGATCCGCCGCTACCAGAGCGCGGACGGAACGAACTGGGATGCGGCCGAGACCGTGCAGGCGGCGACCGTCGCGTTCACCGCGGCGACCCCGACGTTGACCGGGAAAAGCATCATCTCGATCGCACAGGATCTCTCCGCGCTGAAGCGATACGTGAAGTACGACGTGATCGCCGACCTCTCCGCGTCGGGCACGGACACCGCGGCTTACTCGGTGCTGTGCGAGCTCGGCGGGGCGGACGCGATTCCGACCGCGTAGCGCCGGCGAGCGAAGTTCACCGGGGCTCGCGGGGCGACAGTCCGCGAGCCCCGTTCTCGAGGTGGTCAATGCCACTCGTCGTAATGCTGGGTCGAGTCGAAGGCTGCCCGCTGAATCCCGGCGAGCGCGGAGGGTTCTCTGAGGCTGAGGCCGCGCGCCTGGTGCGCGTCGGAGCCGCTCGCTACGTCGTCCAAGAGGTCTCCGTTTCGACGCCCGAAGCGAAGATGGCCGTTGTGACGCGGGCTGCAGCTTCTGTTGCCCCTGCGCCTCCAGCGTCATCGAGACGAATCACCGGAGCGATGGTCGACGAGGCCGATGGGGTGCTCGATCCGGTGTCTCGCCGGAAGCTTCGGTAAGGGGGCTCCGTGGCGGTCCGGCTCGCAGACAACGCGCTTACGACCTGGGACACGGTCGCCGACGAATGCGGCCTAGAGCCCACGGCGCAGGACCGGGCGACGCGCCTGATCAATGTGGCGAGCGACGCGATCGAGGGGTTCTGCGATCGGAGGTTCGGCCGCCGGGTGGTCACGGGCGAGCTCTATGACCCGATCGGCTCCAATCGCCTGTTGCTGGCCCGGAGCCCCGTGGTCTCGATTCAGCAGATCGTCGTCGACGGGACGGTGGTTCTCGCTGGCGAATACGAGATCGAGGACGCCGAGCGCGGTTGGCTATGGCGCGACCATGGGTGGTTCGTGTCCGAGCGTATGGTCGCCGGGTCCGCCTCCGGGACCGTAATTCCGAACAGCTCGAAGCGGACGATCGCTGTCGATTACACGGCCGGGTGGATTCTCCCGAAGGACGACGCAGAGCTCGCTCAGCGCGATCTTCCGTACGACCTCGAGCAGGCGTGCATCGACACGGTCGCTTCGCTCTGGCGCCAGAGGGGAACTGACAAGACCGCGGCCCGATTCGACCAGCTCAACAACGGAATCGGAACAGGCCAATGGGGCTACCTGCCAGACGCCGCGATGCCCACGCTCAAGCGCTACGCAAGGATCGTGTGAAATTCGCGTGAGGTTCGTGTTATGAAGCGCTTCACGAGCGGCATCGAAGACGTCGTCAAGAAACTCGGCAACGTCTCGAAGCGCTACCAGGAGGCGACCGAGGTCGCGCTGTACGCCCAAGCGATCGCGCTCGACGAGCTCGTGAACCGCGCGGGCTGGGTCCCCATGAGGACCGGCGCCCTGCGCGCGAGCCATTACGTCACGCCCCCGGAGATCTCAGGGGGCAAGGCCGCGGTCGAGGTCGGGTATGGAGTGGACTACGCGCCCGAGGTTCACGAGCGCGAACAGAACGCGCACGTGCGCATGTCGTCGAGGAAGGGGCAGACGAAGTGGATGGAGCGCGCGCTGAACGTTTTCGCTCGCGCGTTCAACGTGCGGCTGTACGAGAACATACTCTCAGTAATCAAGAGCGGAGCGACGAAGGCATCGCTCGCCGGAGCTGTCCCGACCGCACCCCAGATCACCGGCGACGGCGCCCAGGTGGACAAGTACCGGGCGAAGTACGGGCATTCGAAGTCCGAGCGCAAGGTGATTCGCCAGCTCGCCAAAGCGGGGCACGTGAAGCTCGTGCGGCGCTGGAAGCGAAAGCGCAAGAAGGCCTGACATGGAGCCCGACGTTGCGATCGTCTCACTGCTCTCCCGCGTGACCGGACTCCGTGCGAGCCAGTCGACCGAGAACCCCTTCGACGGAAACCTGTGGCGAGGCCCGATGCGCGAGCCCGAGGAGGGGTGCCCAGTCAAGGCGGTCTCGGTGCTCTCGACCGGAGGTCTCTCGCACGATCGATTCCTGGGCACGAGCACGGACCTTCGTGTGTCCACGGTGCAGGTCCGCATTCGCTCCGAAAACCACGATTTCTCGGGCGGTCAGGAGCTCGCCCGCGCGTGCTCGGACGCGATCGACTGCCACGACGTGGCCGGGTACATCGACATTCGCGTGCGGGAGCCAGAGCCAAACTACCTGCAGCGCGACGACGTGAATCGGCATCACTGGTCGTTCAACGTCGAGCTCTGGCGCACAGTGGCCGACTAGGCAACGCGCGTCGCAGGGTCCCTCTCGTGGAAGTGCCCACCGCGAGAGGTGAATCAAGATGGCCCTGACCCCAGGACGGATTTCGAAGCTCGAGGTTTCCGCCGACGACGCGACCTATACCCAGGTCGGACGTCTGAATTCGATCGACGGAGACATCGGATACGACTCGGCAGACGTGACCTCCTTCGGCGATTATGCGAAGGCGCAGTACCCGACGCTGTCGAAATTTTCCGGAAGCGCCAGCGGCCGCTACGACCACGTGGACGCGGGCCAGGTGATCATCATGGCCGCGATCGACACCCCGGCCCTACTCTGGGTTCGCGCGTATTTCGACGGAACGCACTTCCGCAAGTGCCAATGCACGGTCAACGTCAAGATTGGCGCGAAGGAAGAGGACGTTCCGACCTTCGAATTCTCCTTCGAGTCCGCCGGCGGTGCGCGGCCCGTTGCTGGATAAGGTGCGGCCATGGCGCTCTCGGCAGGACGCCTCTCGACGCTCAAGATTCCTGGCACCTCGACCGCTCTGGTAAATGAGCCGTGTACCGATCTCGGCGCGCATACCGTGTATCGAATCACCGACGCGACTAAGCGCGTGCTGAATCCAGCGGTGACCGCGGTTGTCGACGTCGGAGGAGTGGTCGCCGCTCCGTCGACATTCACGCTCGACCTGCTCGACGGGCGTATCACGTTCCTGGTCGCTCAGAGCCCGGTGTCTGCCGTGCGCGTCGTGAGCGGCGCATTCCTCCCGATGCTCACGGTGCTGACTGCGAAGAACTGCGACATTGACATCGGGTATGAGGCGGGCGACGCGACGGTGTATGGAGACACCGCGAAGCGCCAAGTCCCACTGATCAAGAAGCTGAGCGGTAGCTATGAGGTCGTCGAGGATTTGCTGACCGACCACGATTCAGGAGCGGGCTCGGTGACGCTGTCCGGGCTGCTCGAGACGGACGCTGAGACGCTGGTCGAATTCTGGCCCGGTGGAGTAGGAAACAAGCTGCGCGCCTGGGTCCACATCAGCGGCAAGCAGAAGACCGAAGAGACAGGACTCGTCGGGGCGACGATCAGTTTCGAGGCTTCGACGCAATACGATCCGATCGGGCGCCGGACCGTGTTCAGCTGGTGCTCGCCCACCTGAGGAATGAATGGCAGACGACAAGCGCAGCAGGGACTACTACCGGGCTCGGTCGCTCTCGAGTCCGACGAATCGGCGCAGGAAGATCGTCACGCTCGACGTCAACGGCGAGGCGATCGAGTACGAGGTCAGGGCCCCGACGCTCGCAGAGGAGAGCAAGATCAACCGAAAGGGACTGATCCAGCTGAGAGGCAAGGACGGCAAGGTGGACTTCCGGATGGACCAGGTTGAGATGTCGGTCCGGTCGGTCGTCGCGTGCGTGTTCATTCCGGGCACGGCGATCAGGGTGTTCGAGGAGGCCGATCTCCCGACGCTGCGAGAGGCTCCGATCGGTTCGTGGATCTCCCAGCTCTGCACCGAGTCGCTCATGATTCGAAAAGATGACGTGGAGGTGGAGGAAAAAAACTCGAAAGCGCCCATCTCCTCCGACTGACGTTCATGATTGCGGAGTTGTTTGGGCGCGACCCTTTCGAACTGGCCGAGACGTGGACGGTTGAGCAGTTGTTCCAGGCGCGCGCCTATCTCGTCTGGAAGCAGAAGCAGGAAAAGAAGGCCATCGAGGACGCGAAGCACAAGAGGTGAATGAATGTCGCTCGACCTCGGGACCCTCACCGTAAAGCTCGCCGCAGACGTCGAGTCGCTCAAGAAGGATCTCGCGAAGGCCACGAGCGAGGTCCGGAACACGAACGCCACGCTGAACAAGCTTGGCGAAGCCGCGTTCGGAGCCTTCAAGGGAATCGGGGGTTCTGCGAATGCGGCGGCCGAGAAGGTCAATAGGCTCCGGGAGGCAGCTCGGAACATATTTGGCGACCAGGCCACAGCGCAGGGCCAGCGCTGGGGCCAAGAGATCAGCAGGGCAATCGGGCTTTCTCAGGATCAAATCAAAGGACTTGAGCAGGGCTCTCGCGGCCTCGCCGGTGGAATCCAGGCAGCGGCTGTCGCCGCGTCGCTGCTGAACGCCCCGCTTCTAGCTGCTGTTGCGGCGATGGCCGGATTGGTCCTCGGGGCAGGGGCGTTCAAGATCGCGTGGGATGCCGGGATGAAGGATTCGATCCCGGCGGTGAAGGGATTCACGGATTACGTTTTATCCGCTACCAGGGACGTGTGGACAGACATCGTAATCGGATGGGTCCACGTCTCTGTCACGATCCGAAATGCGCTCATCGACGCGGTTGACGCGGCAATGGGGGTGTGGAGTAGCGCGAGTTCGAAGATGGGCGGCATCTTCGGACCGCAGATCGGAGCGGCCCGGTCCTCGCTGAAGTCGGAGAAGGTGTCGGGTTCAGAGGAGGCCGAGGTACTCAAGTCGACTCTTACCGATTTCTACCGACTCGCCAACGCCGGGTCCGACTACGCCAAGCGCGCGATCGACTCCATCAAGTCGGTGGGCACCAGCGCGGCCAGTGCTGCCGCATCCGGCATCAAGCAGTCGTGGGATGCTTTCGGCGGGAAGTTGCTCGGTTCGCTCGATCTCAAGTCGCTCATTCCGAAGGCCGGCACGTCAGCGGCCGATGTCGAGAAGCGTAGAGCCCTGGACGAGGAGGAGCATAGGGAGCGGATGAAGGATCTCGCGGACCTCGCGAAGTACCGCATCGAGATGCTAGACGAGGCACTGAAGAGAGAGAAACAAAGCGAGGATGTATTCGAGCGAGGTCTGGCCAAGGCACTCATTGGACGGCAGAATTCCCCCAATAGAATCTCCAAACTCACGATGTCCGGAGGAGCCGATCAGGGACAGGGCGGAGTATCCGACTTCAAGGAGGTCGAGAAGTTCGCGCTCGCTCAATACCGTGATGGAGTCTACAAGGCGGTCGACTTCGCGATGGATCAGCGACTGACCGCAGAGCAGGACGCGGCAATTCGGTACCGCGTCAAGCTCCAGAGCGCAATCGACTACGCGACGCAATCGTTCAGCGACTCAGTAATCCAGGGCAGCGGGGCACTCGGAAAGGTGATTCAGGGCGCCCAGGCTGGAGGCTGGATCGGTGCGATTATCGCGCTGCTCACGAGCGCGAAGCAGTTCTCGGATCTTCTCTCGAAGGCAGCCGATCTCGTGCAGGGCGTCGCGGACGGAGTAGGGGAAATCTTCGAGGGGTTCGGGTACCTGCTCGACGCGATCAAGCCGATCCTAGACACGATACTGACCGTGCTCAAGCCGCTATTCAATGGGCTGAAGGACTTGCTATGGGAGGTCGGTCAGTGGTTCGTGTTGATCGGGAAGCTCTTCGAGGGGTTCGCACCAATTCTTGAGACGGCATTCTCGATGATAGGGGCGGCTCTCTCGACGGTCGCCGACGTGCTCGAGGTGCTGTGGCCCATCCTTAAGCCGATCATTCAGGCGATCCTGATGCTCGTGAAAATCATCTCCGAGATCGGAAATGCATTCACGCGCGCAGTGATATGGGTGATCAAGGGCTTCATCGACTCGTTCGGTTTCCTGGGAAAGGACTTCGTCAACAAGGCGAAGGGATGGGTTGACCGAACGTTCGGAGCGATGCTCGTCGACACTGGAAAGATCCAGACCGCAATCGATTCGATGGACACCTTGACTCACAAGGAGAACGAGCAGTCCGACGCGCTCGACAAGACGAACAAGGGACTGAATGAATTTGCCGAGGCCCTGACGAACATCCCGACGGGCTACCTCGTGCAGCGTGCTCGGCTGAACTCGATCGACGTTCCCGCTATGGCCTCAGGAGGAATCGTCACGAGCCCGACGCTAGCGCTCATAGGCGAGGCAGGGCCCGAGATGGTGACTCCGCTGAGCGGATCCGGAGCCAAGTCGGGAGCCAATATCGTGATCAACATCTCCGGCGCAGGTGACCCTGACAAAGTCGCGCGTGAGGTGATGAAGCGACTCCAGCGCGAAAACTTCCTCACCTCCGGTTCGCTGATTCAGGCAGCGCCTGCATTCTCGGGGTCCCGGTAATGTCCTTCGCACGGTTCAGGTTCAATGAGGCAGCCGGTGCTCACACGTTCGTCAATTCCGGTGATGTGGCCGGGAACCTGATCGCGAACATCGACGATCCGTTGTGCCTGTGCCAGACGGGGCAGCTCTCAGGGGTCAACGCGATGCACGTGGACACGGAACAGAAGCCTGGATCCACCACGTACACCTATGCGCGCTCGGAGCCCGACAGTGCGTTCGGATTGTTCCGCCCAGTTCAATTCACGATCGCATTCTGGCTGTACCTGTACCGAGCAAGTGCGACCTACGTCGAACTATTTCGAATCGGAGATGTTGCTGGAGGCGCAATCTCGGTTCAGGCGTCGTACTACTCGGGCACGGCGACTGTTCGCGTGATCTGGAACGGGTCGACGATCTTTACGCATTCGATATCTCCCGAAGCATGGAGTCACATCGCGCTTCTGTTCGATGGCTCTGGCTTCGTGCAGCTGTTCCACGACGGGGTCGTAGCGATCACGACCGATAACGCGGGTCCGAGCTGGTCCTCTGGGCAATACTGGTCGGTAGATACGCCTTCGGAGTCCGTGTCGTGGCAGCAGTGCTGGTACTCGGACCTGATCGTGTGCGACGCGATCCTCGACGACTGGATTCCAGGTGCCTTTGCCGAGGGTCCGAATGGATACCCGGCGCTGCCCGGGCAAGAACCTCCGACGATGGATGATCGGTTCCTCGTGCTGCACGGCGTTGAGCTTCCGTGTCGTCAGGACACTGTGAGCCTCGAGCACGTGCGAATCGGAGAGCGCGGCAAGGCATTCGACGGCTCGGTGTATTCGACGACGCGCAGGATTCAGCGCCGCGTGACGCTCACGACGCCTCCGCTTTCGTACGTCGAGGCGCGCGCATGGGAAGAGCTTCTGAACGCTCCTTCGAACTGGACCTTCGCGCTGAATAACACGTATAGCGTCCAGGGGGCGGCTGCGACCGTGACGCTCGGGACGCCTGCGGCCGTGGCTCGACCGAGCGGAGCACCGGCGGCGATGGGCGCCTACGTGCTCCACCTGGCCGACTACGGGGACGCGATCGAACTGCCGATTCCCCTCGGATACCTGGGGCGCTACACGCTGGCTTTCCAGGCATGGGACGGGACCACGTTCCGGCACGTGATCCGGTCCGGCGCCCAGTGGTGGATCGACGGAGTGAGAGACGACATCGGGGGCGCGACCGTCTGGGCGGATCGTATTGAGGCGCTGCCCGCGGCATCGAAGGTCACGATCCAGTCCTGGGGTGGCGCTGAGTATTGGCTCGGGAATATCGTGTACTTCGCGGCCCCGCTGCCGAGCGCGTGGGCCGAGGACCTGGCGGGTTCGCTATCGGACTACCCGCCGGCCGACGCTCGCCGCGTGCGTCTCGAGGGCGAGTTGTTCGGGGGTCAGGAGGGCGGGTCCTCGGTGTGCCGGTGCTCCGCCCAGGTGCTCTCATCGAGACCGCTCAACGCTCCGGTCGGCGGGGCCCGCGGTGCGCACGATCTGCAGGTCGAGCTCGATGAGATCGAGTGGGTGTGATCCATGCGCGCATTCTCCGAAGACGTCGACCTGTGGAGGAGTCACAGATTCGCATTGCGTGTGAAGGTGTCTGTAGACGACGGCACCGGAACCTTTCGCGACCTCGATGACCTTTTCGGATCTGACTGGATCGTCAGGGTCTCGTTGTCTGAATCCATCGACCAGCCGGTTTCTTCGGCAGACATCGAACTGTCTAGAGCCAAAGGGCAGATAAGTCTTGCGAGCTTGAGAGACGACTCGCTCGCGAACAAACTCACCGGATCTACATCTCCACTGATTCAGATCGGACGCAGAGTAAAGATCTATATCTCGATGTCTCCGGAAGGCATAGACCCTCAGGTCCACACGATGGTGTTCCATGGGTTCATTGACGAAGTCGACTTCGGATCCGACCCTATCTCGATTCAATGCAGGGATCTTGGCGGTCTCGCTCAAGACAGGTTTATGGAAATCGAGCAGGTATACGGATACACGGGCTTGGGTCCGATGGATATCTGGGCGCCAGCCTGGACGCACGATGTTACTTACGCCATACCTAGCACACCTAACGGATACTACTATTTGGCATCAGGGTATGGTACGTCAGGCGCCTCTGAGCCGACTTGGCCAACCACGGTAGGAGCAACAGTTTCCGATAACGGAATACTCTGGACATGCGTCGGTTCTACAGGAGGATCCAGCGGAGACTATTGGCTGACCGTGCTGTTCAAGATGGAGAAAGAATGGGGCCTGTACGATGAACTGAATTGGCTCGACCCACCACCAGCTCCTCCGTCTTGGTGGATTCACTCCTATAGACAGGAGCGCGTCCCGGTGCTGGACGCGATGAGGAACATTGCCATACAGGTCGGATGGGACGTAAGAATGAGATGGTCCCAGGATTGGCTTGATTACATTATGACGGCGTGGCAGCCCGAGCGGGCGAAGACGGTTTCTGATTTCGTGTTCGGAACTTCCGACTATTTGGACGTTCGGTCGCTGAAGCTGGCGATCCAGGGAATTCGAAACGTCGTCCAAGTAATCTTTTCTGACTCACTAGCGCTGGCGGCAAATGGCGTGGATGCACTGAGGAGAACGGTGCGAGTCGAGGATGGCGCATCGATTTCGAAGTACGGACGCAGATTCTGTGAAATCGCTGAAGCCTCCACGTCCCAGGTCGATCTTGAGACGACCGCGACTCTGGAGGCAAACGCCGTTCTGTCGGACCTGTCCGAGCCAACAGCCGAGCAGGAGATCGAGTGCCAATATTTATGGGCGGTAGAGCTTGGGGACCTGTACGAATTCGAGCCGAACGGCGTGCATTACAGCGCCTCGCAGAAGCTCGCAGTTGTGGCGTTCCGGCACGAACTGTCATCTGGTTTCGGGCGTACTACGATCACCTGCCGGGGCAAGCCAAGCGGAGGACATTTAGCGTGGCATCGAAGGATCGCCCATCCCGGGGTGTCTCCTGCGCATCACGGGTCTGCTCCTGAATCTCCAGTGTCGGTCTCCATATCGAACTACTCTGGTCGTTCTACCGTATCATTCGTTCCCCCTTCGAAGAGGTGGTCCGACGCCGAGCTCTACGTGAGCGCCTCGATCGGGTTCGTTCCGGGACCTTCCAATCTGGAGTCGCGAGGGCGCATCACGACATTCACGGTGAGCCGTTCCGCTGGTACCTACTACGGACGCATTATCCTGAGAGACGAATACGGAGGTCAGTCCGCACCTACCGCTCAATTTGTGCTCACTCCAGGGTAGCAACCGGAGAGCGATGGTCGGTTCATGGACCTCGGCACCATCACTCTCGCGCAGGCCTGGCCCGTACTGGCCGCTGCCGCTGCGACCATGGTCGCAACGACGGGATGGGCTCGCGAGGTTTTCGCGCGACACGATGCCAGGAAGCAGGCCTTCGACGACAAGGCCAGCAAGGAGGAACTGGAGGCACTCGAAGAGCGCATGGCCCGAGTGGTTAGGGAGGCCTTCGACCGACTCACGGCGGCACTCTCGACGAAAGCGTCAGAGGCAGTAGTTACAGGCCACGCCCACGACATCGCGGCGATCTACGGGCAGCTCGACTCAATCAAGTCCTCGACGATCGCTACGCACGCTCGCGTGGACGGGCTCACTCGCGAAGTGAAGGGGCTACGCGACGAATACGCGCGCGAGATGGGCGGGCTACGGGAAGACGTGCGAGAACTGAATCGAATGCTGATCTCAATCGCATCAAAAGGGGATAAATGAAAATACCGATGGAGCAATGGCGTCCCGTGGAATTCGATCGGATCAACAAGGCGGACGCCAGATCTCCGGTATCATTACTCTTGGCGCTGGCTCAGCTCGCCGTGACCGCGCATCTGCGCTACCGGCCGACGCAAACCACCACTCGCGCTGACGGAAAGACGTGGTGCAACATATTCGCTTGGGATTCAACCCGTGCGCTCGACGCGGAGATCCCTCACTGGTACGCAGGCTCGAGGCTCACCGGAGATGGAATCAAAAGCCAGCGCATCGAGCTCATGGCGCTCGGGATGATCGGCTGGCTCCGCGCGGAGGGAGAGCGAGCCGGGTGGATCTTGGTGAGCCCGGAGGCCGCGCGGGGAGCCGCGAACCAGGGCCGGCCGGCCGGCGTGACCTGGGAGAACAAGAGCGTGAGCGCGGCAGGGAAGCGCGCTCCGAGTCACATCGCGATACTGCTTCCCTCACCAGACGGAGGACCGCAGCTCATTGCTCAGGCTGGCGCCGAATGCCTCTTCGGAGAGTCGATCGCGCGTGGCTTCGGCAACGCGAAACCGCTCGAGTTCTGGGCCCATCCATGAGCGAGCCAACCCCGGAGTGGCTGCGCTCCCTTGATCGGTGGCTCGCGATCGCCCGAGAGGAAACCGCGCGCCTCAAGCGCGGCCAGCCCCAGGTGGTCTCCGATGGTGACTGGGCCGGAGACATCCTTGAGGCCGTGGTTCGGCTCCTGCGTGCTCTGGTCGAGCGCTCGGAGCCACGGGGTCCCGATGCGCCCCCGTAGCCGCAGAGAGGTGGCGCGGCATCTTGCCGAGCGGTTTTCGTTGGGGCTCTTGCGTGTGCGCTCCCAGGAGGTAG